CAATTGAAAGCCTTTCAAAAGGTAATTCAAGAAGTGCATCTTTTGAATTGAAAGCGGATATGACAACCGGAGCAGATTTTACCGGAGAGGTAATTGCTGCGGATAGAGTACCAGGTTACAAGTTTGATCCTACAAGACCAGTTCACGTTAGACAATTACTTGCTACTGGATCAACTCAATCTGACGTTGTTAGATTTGTAAAAGAATCAGGATATTCTAACGGTGCGGCTCCAACTGCTGAGGGTACTACATTAACGCAATCTGATTTTGATATGACTGCGGCAGATGCTAACGTAAGAAAAATCGGAACTTACTTCCGTATTTCTGAAGAAATGTTAGCTGATACGCCTCAATTAACGTCGTATCTATCTGCAAGAGCGCCTGAAAAACTTTTAGAGGTTGAAGATGCTCAAATATTAAGCGGAGACGGAACAGGTTCAAATTTAAGCGGTATCATAACTGACGCTGCTGATTTTGATGTTTCTTCAAGTGGTGCTTTTTATCAATCAGTAGATAATGCAAATCAGTTTGATGTAATTGTTGCATCTTTAAACCAATTAGCTTTAGCAAACTACAACGCTGATTGTATTATGTTAAATCCTACTGACTTTAACAAAATCTTATTGTTAAAAGATTCAACTAGCAAATACTTGAAAGACCAAGTTTACGCTGGTTTACAACCATCGTTTAACGGAGTAAAAGTTGTTGTTAATACTGCAATTACTGCCGGAACTTTCTTAATTGGAAACTTTGGTGTTGGAACTCAGTTATGGGTTAGACAAGGTGTTAATGTTGAATTCTTTAGAGAAGATGGAACTAACGTAAGGGATGGATTTGTAACTGTTAGAGTAAGCGAAAGAGTTGCTTTAACAAACTACTTGCCAAATGCGTTTGTAAATGGATCTTTTGCAACTGCAATCGCTGCATTGGAAACTCCATAATAAATAAAATAATTTATTTTAAAGGGCCTGAATTAACTTTCAGGTCTTTTTTTTTTACATAAAAACTAAAAATATTTTTTTAATTAAATAATTTTTTTTAATTTAGCCAAAACAAATTTTAAAAAACAAAAACAAAATGGTATTAATACATTCAAATTTATTAATTGAATCTTCAATTAAATCTGTTAAAGAAAGATTAAAAACAACTTTAGAAAATATTAAGTTTCAAGATGGTCAAGTATTTTGTGATGATATAGAAAAATTAGAGCATTGTATAATGGCTTTGGAAAATTTAGAGAATGAAGAAGATGAAGAAGAAAGTATGTATAAATTAACTGAGGGCGAAGAACAAGAATATGCTTATTATACTGCATATTGGGAAGAAGAATAATTAACAATTTAAATATATTAAAAAACAAAACAAGATGAAAAAATTACAAACATTAGTATTGATTTTAGCACCAAGTTATTTTATAGGTAGATTATTAATAGGTTTAATATTTAACGTATAATTATGGAGGGACTAGATTACGATTTAAACGAGTATTTTGATTCAATAGAGGATAAGAGCGAATGTATGGAGTGCGGGGTTGATGTTCAACTTGGCAAACAATATTGTTGTTTTGGTTGCTTTAACGCATCGCATAGGTAGCGCCTAAACGCTTTCTAATGACTACTAACCTACGTTAAAACGTGGGTTTTTTTTATTTTGCTATCTTTACAATATGGATAGCAATCAAATTGGGTGCCTAGCAGAATACAAGTTTGCAACTGCTGCAATGGAACAAGGCTTTTTTGTTTCATTTCCCCTACTTAATACTTCAAGATATGATTGCATAATTGAAACACCAAAAGGATTAATTAAAATACAAATTAAATCAGTTCATAATTTTTCAGGAAGATCAAGAGTTTTTCTAAAAGATACAAAACAAAAAAATTACAAAATAAAAGACGTTGATTTTTTTGCTATTTACTACAAAGAAAAAGACGGGTTTTTTATTATTAAAAATGATGGAATAAAAAAATCAATTGAATTGACATCTCCTAAATATTTAAAATATTTTAATAACTTTGCAGAACTTTAACTGTTTTTTCATTTTTGTTTTCCACTGGAAAAGCGTCGCAAATTTATGTGACGCTTTTTTTTTATCTTTACAAAAATATTTACATTATGAAACTAAAAATAAAACAATCTATTTTAAGAGGTGGCAAAAGATTTAATGAGGGTGATGTTTTAGAGTTAGACGCAAAGACCGCAAAAAATTGGTTAAAAAAAGGTTTAGGATCAAAAATATCTAAGAAAAAAGAAAAGCAAACCTTTGAGACAAAAGAATTAAAAGTAGAATATAAAGAAATAAAATAAAATGAGGCAAATTAAAATAAACGCAACAACCGGAAATGAAATATTAACGGCTCAAAACGTTAAAGATTATGTTCGTATTGATACAAGCGCCGACGATAATTTAATTTCTTCAATGATTACTCAGGCGAGAATATGGTGTGAAAATTATATTTCGAGAGACATAGTTCCAAAAAATAGAACTTATTATTTAGACAAAACAAATGGTTTGTTTGATTTGCCGTTTAGTCCAACGGCTAGTATTTCAGAAATAACTATTGACGGAACGGCTACAACTGATTATGAAATTTTGGGTTTAGATAATGAGACGATTGAATTAGATGGAGGATCTGCCGAAAAAGTAAAAGTTACCTACATAACAAGTGGGATAAATGATTCTTTAGTAAAACAAGCGATGTTGCAACTTATATCAACGTATTATGATAATAGAGCGGATTTTATAACTGAGCAAAACAATGTTTCAGAAATACCAACATCGACAAAACAAATTTTGACGTCTTATAAAACTATGTTTATTTAATGAATGCCGGAAAACTAGATTCTAAAATAATTATAAAACGATTAATTAAATCCCCTGATGAATTTGGCGGTTTTAGTTCTACTTTGTCAGAGGTTGCAACTGTATGGTGCAATTTAAAGCAGATTAACGGAGATATAAGCGACAAACTAGGTAAAAGAACACAAGACGTACAAGTTGAAATAATAATGCGTAAAAATACCGCAGATTTAATTCAGTTAGGAGATATATTTACACTAGAGGGCGGTACAAATAATTATCGTATAAATCAAAAGTTTGAATTTGAATTAGATTTTTACACTAAATTATTGGCAACAAAATCTGAATAAAATGAATATTAAAATCGATCAATCGGATTTGGCCCAACTTAAAAAAAAGTTAGACAATTTAAGAACATTTGATAAAAGCACATTATCAAAAGAGTTGGGAATGGCTGGTTTAGATATTGCAAGAATTGCTAAGAAAAGTGCGCCGTCTGATTATGGTACACTAAGGCAATCAATAAGATCAGAGAAACAAGGCAAAACTGTTGAAGTATTAGCCGGAGCAAAATATGCGCCTTATGTAGAATTTGGAACGGGAGCCTTTGTAACTTTTGACGATATGTTAGAGCTTGGAATACCTAAAAGCTATGCAGCACAATTTAAAGGCGCAAAGCCAGGTTATATGAAACCTCAGCCGTTTTTCTTTGGCTCTGCTAGAATTGGATTAAAAAAATTATTAATGCGCTTAAACGGCGAAATTAAAAAAGCAATAAAATAAATGAAAGAGGCAATTCACTATGTTAGAAAAGCAATTATTGCAAAGTTAAGCGGAAACGTTTTAATTAATGATGTTGCGGTGCCGGTTTACAATCGTATTCCAACAGATGCAGCCTATCCATTAATTAGAGTTTATTCAGTTTCCTCTGATGAAACAGACCAAAATCAGCAATCGTTTAATAGTGAGACAATAACACGAATAGAATGTATATCAAAATTTTATTCAGACGACGGAGGTCAATTAGATACAAATTTAATGGTTTCTCAATGTTTAGAAAACGTTAGAACAAGATCTGCAAATTATATTGATATAACTGCAAACGGATTTAATGTTTACACAAGCGTAAATAATGGCGTTTCTTATTTAGAAGATGATTTAGCAGATTCAACTTATTTTAGAGGAATTATTGAATTGTCAAATAAAATTGAACAAATTAATCCGGTTGGAGGTTTACAAAATGAATTACAAAGTGAATTACAATCTTAAAAAAAATACAAATGGCTAAAATAACTTTTTCAACAAAATCAGATAATCAAACCTCAGTACTGCCCGAGGCTAATAAGGTAACTGCTGCCAATATAAATGAAATAAAAAATTCAGTAAACGAATTATATGATTCACAAGGTGGTTGGGTTGATTATGAAGATTCTGCGACCTCGGCAACGCCAATAAATCTAACGCAAAACGTTTGGACTGATTTAACAAATGACAAGGCCGGAAGCGGAACAATTACAACATACAAGCCTAGCTTTGTAACGGGTGACTTATGGAACTCTGCAAATAATTCTTTGGTCTTTACAGAAGTTGGAGCCGGTAGAGTTATGACTGTACGAAATGATTTCGATATAACCGCCGGAGCATCAAATACAAGACTAGATGCACGTTTATATTTTCCTGATACTGGAAAATCTGTTGAGTTTATGCACGATAATATTGCAAATAATAATGATCTTGTAAGGTATTCGAGAACAACGCAATTATTTACGCATACTGACGTTTTAACAAGCGGTTGTAAAATTCAAGTTCGAGTTGATAAATCAGGAGCAACCGCAACTATTGAAAATTTTTTAATTTCAGTAATATCACATTTTTAAAATTAAGAAATGCGACAAATAAACAAAATTATAATTCATTGTAGCGCTACGCCTGAGGGCAGAAAAGTAAGCGCAGAAACAATAAAAAATTGGCACATAGAAAGAGGCTTTTCTGATATTGGTTATCATTATATTGTTCATTTAGACGGATTAATTTCTTATGGTAGAAATATTGAAAAAGTTGGCGCACATTCAAGAGGCCAAAATAAAATGTCGATAGGCGTTTGCTATATTGGAGGCTTAGACGAATGTTTAGACGCTAAAGATACAAGAACGCCACAACAAAAAGAAAGTCTGTCAGACTTGTTAAAAACATTGAAAAGATTGCATCCAAAAGCGGTTATTTATGGCCACAGAGATTTTAGCGAAAAGGCTTGTCCGAGTTTCGATGCTTTTAACGAATATAAATACTTAGAATAATGCCAAAGAAAAAATTTAAAGATACCAAGGTTGGTCAGTTTATTTTAAAAAAAATACCTGGATTTGTTGGGGATATACTTCCTGAAAAAGGTGTTTTAGGAGTTGTTAAAAACTTAATTGATAACGATCCTGAATTAACAAGCCAAGATAAAACGCAATTACATAATGAATTGATTGAATTGTATCAGTTAGAGGTGGCCGATAGAGATTCAGCAAGAAAACGAGAGGTTGAAAAAGCTAAAACAGGAGGCTTTGACTTTATGTTTAATTTAACCGGAATTATTGGTTTAGGCGCCTTTGCTTTTATTATTTACGCAATTGTTTTTTTAAATATACCGGAATCGAATAAGGAAGTTTGGATTCATTTGATTGGTATTTGTGAGGGAATTGTACTATCAATTTTTGGCTACTTTTTTGGATCTGCCGTTAGGAAAAATAATTAAAAATCTATAATTTTAATTTTTGTATTTTTGTAAATATATAAAATTTTAAAATTTAGATATGGCTTCAGATTTATATTATTCAGGTGAATTTCAAAAACTATCATTTGGCGACAAGGGTTTAAGAGTTATTGCTGCATCGGCTACGTCGTTAGCGGGTGAAAACTTTTGCGCTATTCAGGCCTTAGAATCTTCAACAATTTCTTGTGATATTGATACTGTTGGCGGTGATTCGTCAATAACTTCTTTAGCACTAGGTGCGGGATCAATTATTTACGGAAACTTTGACGATGTTAGTGTTGCAAGTGGAAAAGTTGTTTGTTATTTAAGATAAATATTTTATGATAGGATTAGGATTAAAATTACAAGTAAATCCAGCAATCAATAATGTGATCGATAACTTGCTTTCAGAATTAGAGGCAAGAGCAACCTATTATGAGAATGTAACTTGTACAAAAGCAACATTAACTGAACTTGAAATAATAACATAGTATGTCCAATTTATTAGATAAAGCATCAATATTACTTACACCAACTGCATACGACAATGGTAGAATGTTAAGTGTAAAGCCAAATGAAAACTTATATGGCTCAGAGCTTGTTACAAATGGAGATTTTGCTACCGATAGTGATTGGACTAAAGGAACAGGTTGGACTATTGCAAATGGTAAAGCTAGTCAATCAGGTGGTAATGCTACTTTACAACAAAGTGGAATATTAACTGCTAATAAAACATATAAACTAGTTTTTGAAATAACTGAAATAACAAGTGGAAGTGTTAGATGTTATTTTGGCGGTAATTATAGTACATACAGAAGCAGTACAGGTACATATACAGAATATATAACTAATGGTAGTACCTCTACTTTTTTTATACAAGGTAATGTATCATTTGCAGGCTCAATAGATAACGTTTCAGTAGTAGAAGATTTAAGTGGAGATTTCCAATTCAGTAGAAGTTCTGCTGCAACTAGAGTTAATGCACAAGGTTTAGTAGAAAACGTACAGATAATAAGTTCAGAGTTAGTTTCAAATGGTAACTTTTCACAGATAGGTACAGAAGAAGTTTTAAACGGAAACTTTTCACAAGAAAGTTCAGAACTGATTACAAATGGTAGTTTCGACACAGATAGTGATTGGAGTAAAGTAAATGCAACTATTAGTGGTGGTACAGGAAACCTAAACGGAACAGGGGTAACATCTCTGTTATTTCAAAATATTTTAACTGATGGAAAAACTTATACAGCTACTTTTACTATTTCAGACTATAATGGTTCTGGGTCAGCAAAAATAATAAACTCAAACGGAGATACTTATTATACAATAACAGAAAATGGCACTTTTACAATATATTTTAAACATATTTTTGCTGATGGACTATTTTATTTTAGAGCTATAAGTGGTGCAGCATACTCAATAGACAACGTTTCAGTAAAAGAAGTCGGACAAAATTGGAGTTTAGGAGATGGTTGGACTATTAGTAATTTAGGTGCTACTTGTAGTGATTTAAACAATAATCTTACCCAAGATGTTGGAGTTACTGCTGGAAAAGTATACAAAGTAACGTTAGATGTAACAGATTATATAAGTGGAACTTTAGCTATTGACATAGGGGGTTCTTCAAATCAAACTGCAACATCTTTAGGTAGTAAAACATTTTATTTTACAACAACATCAACTGGTCTTTTAAGGTTTTATGGTGGTGCTTTTAGAGGTACTATAACCAACATTTCAGTTAAAGAAGTAGGGCAAGATTGGACAGTAGCAAATAGTGATGCAAATAATTATGTAGAGTTTAATCAAGAACAAGGAACTGCAAGGTTAAAGTTTTTAAACACATCACCTATAACTGAATTTTACACATCAACTAATCCTATGATAGGTGGAAGAACTTATCAATTAACGGTAGATGTTGCGGAGGCAACAAGCGGAAGTATAAAAATAGATGGAGGTGGTATATCTCAACAAGTTTTTAATACTGCTGGTATTAATACAAGAATAATTTCACCAACATCAAACACTAATGTAAAATTTTACAGAGCATCTGCAAATGTAGATATAACCTTAAATAGTGTTTCATTAAAAGAAATAACAGACGATACAAACATACCAAGAATAAACTACGAAGGGTTTAGTTATCAAGATACTTTAGGAAGTGAGGAAATTGTAAATGGAGATTTTAGTAATGGAAGTGCTAATTGGTTTAATCCCGATGGGGCAGCAACGTTTTCAAATAATAGTGTTACAATAAATGGAGGAAGTGGTAATAGAAGAATAAATCAACCAAATGTTACATCTCCAACAACTTCTCAATTTAAACTACAATATGAAATAACTGAAAAAGTAGGAACATCAGATTTAAAAGTTTATACAAATAATTCTGGAAGTGCTGCATATACAATAGTGCCTTCAACTATTGGTGTTCATACATTTTATTTTAGTTCAAATTTAACTACATTTTATTTTAATTTTAGTGATAGTAGTGGTTCAATAACAATAGACAACGTATCTGTAAAAGAAGTTACTGGTCAAGAAGTAGTACCAGATAGTGGTTGTGGAAGCTGGTTGCTTGAACCACAGAGTACGAATTTGATAACTTATAGTGAGGATTTTAGTTTATGGGCAAACGGCACTACATACACGACGCAAAATTATAGTGTTAGTCCAAGTGGTGAACAGAATGCTTCCAGA